CTAACTTCACTCGGAGAAGGCATCATACTCTCTCCAGGAGGAAGAGCTGCTCCCTGAGAAGCCAACCCCTGCAATCCCTGTTGCTGAGCTTGCTCGGATTGACGATCCGCAGGAGTGACTACATCAAAGGGAGACTCTCCACTCTGATTTCCCATCGTAGTAGTCGGCTGGAGAAAGACTCCGTCCGCAGCCGCTTGGATCATCTGCTGCTCTTCCTTCCGAATCCGATCCCGGAATTTCTTCAATCGAGCAACATCCTTGGCATCAAACTTCAGAAGACCATAGACGTATTCATCATCCACCATCCGCATGGACATCCGAAGAGTATTCGCAATCTGCGTCTTCAGATTCAGAAGATTGTAGACCATCATCTGGTCTACCGTAGACATCACAGGAAATACCAGACGAAAATCTTCATCATCAATTCCATGGAACTGAGATTCATTGCGATACATCGTCCAGCAGGAACTGGACACGGAGCTCTGATATCGAAACACCGACTTGGCCAACACGATATCCGTGAAAGACATCGCTGCCGCGCTACGAATCTGCCGAGCCCCCTCGAAGGAAAAGTAGTAATTCGGAACTCCCGTTCCTCCGAAAAACTTGGCGTAGAAATGACGAAGAAGCTCAAGAGATCCAGAAGCGGAATCTTTCGGAAGACCTCGAATATCAACCGGAGCCCCCTCTTTGAATACAGGAAGAGCGATATCCCGCATATCAAACACTGGAGATCTCCCCAAATTCAGATTTCCCTTTGCGTCCACGTATCTCGGCTTGTGGTATCGAGCCATCACCTTCTGAGCATACGTGATAGCCTCTTCGGGTCCCAGACCAGTTGCATCTACGAGCCACAACCAACTCTGAACTGCCCGAGAAATCTCTCGATACGCCATCGAGCTTTCCAAAAGTTCAATGATCTTGGCCGTTTTCCGAACCGTTTCCAAGATAGAACGACCATAAATCCTACTCTCATCATCACCAAACAAAAAGAGCAAAATCTGAAAATCCTTGAACTTGGCCAACTCCGACCCATTGGAATCCTTCTGAGTGTACGGAAACTCCGGCTCTCTGGGATTGCTCTCGTCAGTATAATGAAAACTCTCAGGAGAAATATACCGAAGCTGTTGAACCCCAACCCTCGCGCCCCAAACGGCTTCATGGGAATTCAATCCGAACTTACAGGCAGTTCGAACCATCCCAAACAAACGCCTCTTCAGATCAAGGCGCTTCTCCATATCCGTGAATATCTCCAACTGCTTTTCGTTCTTGGAAACCACCCGATACGTGGATGAAGTCTCATCATCATCCAAATCGCCCAAAGTGATCAACGAAGCGTAAACATCCAAAGCCCTGGAGGGAAGGGGCTCATCGTCCAGTACGGTGAAATCGTTGTACTTCTGGCTTCGCAGATACGAGACATTCAGTTTGTCGTGGAAAAACGACATCAACCCTGCAACGTCTTCCGAAACTCTCGTGTTGATCTCGTCCACAGGCTGAGGCTTAAAGAGAGCCGAAAGCCGTTGAATCAAAGCCTGAGGTTTTGCCATATCAAAAGGAAAGTCAAAATTCTTACTGAAGACTGGTCCGTATTGCGGCCATGTCTTCCTTTCTACGCTCAATTTCGTTCAAGCAAAGCTGAGCTTGGGGATATCGAGATTTTTCAGTCAGTTCCACCGCTTTTTGTCTCAAAAGATACAAGACAACCCCAGCCTCGTCGGGAGAATACGATTCCCACTCCAACGGTGTTCTTTGAAGAACAAAAGCAGCAACGGAATGAGCCAAATGCTCAGGAATATCCGTCATGACAGGCAGCAAGCTTCCATCAAACACAGCCTTATCCACAGAAACAACATCCCCAGCCTCCAATTCTCCAGCCTCCAATTCTCCAGAAACCGGCAAAGATCGGGAATCGGATTGAAAGAACTGCTCATGCAATTCATCTACGACACAAGCAACTGAATCGCAAACGTCATTATGCCCACCCGGAGGATGATCTACGGTTCCCGCAGTATCCTGGAGAGCCACCATCTCATCCCTCAGTGGTTCATACTGATAACACTGAAAACGATCTTCATAAACTGCATCTTTCCAGTGGATATAGGGGGTGAAATTTCGAGCTCGGGACGATTTGACAAAAGTCTTGATTCCCTTTCTCTTCAAAGCTTGGAGAATACTAGCCGACTGATATTGATCCGCAGTGACCCAAGCAATGTTGAATCCAAGAATACGAAGCTTAATGATGAATCGAATCACAGCCTCGTGATCAAGTTCTTCTTCCGTTTCTGCATGGGACACCCGGCAAACGATGTCCATCCGAATGATTGGACGAAGAATATCTTCTGATTTCAAAGTCTCCGGATCAATCACTTGGATTTTCCGATACCCTGAAACATGCCCCATCGCAAACCCTGTAGGATCTCGAGAAGTTCCAGCTTTTGAGAGATCCAAATGAATCCCCCTAGGTGCTCCGGGATTATAGATCGGACGATATCTTCCCAAAGCATCCATCTTCACCAAACGATCCAGCACCAATGGATTCCGAAGAGAGAAAGTTACATCAACGTCAAATGGATGACGATAAGTGGGATGATCTACTACAAATGAGGCAGTGACTTTTTCTCTTCTCTGGAAAAATGAGGAAATACTGATCGTAGATATGCCCGCCAAATCCCGAATGGCAAGCTCAATATCCTCCATGAAGAATGTCCGAAATTCCCCCGGAACATCAATTACCCGTCCATGGATCTCCGAAGCAGGAGTATTGGGAGGAAGAATCCTAGATTTTCTCGTGGAATCCCCAACTTCTACCTGAAACTTGGGTTTCGTGTAAACTGAAACATCCCGGACTTCCCAAACCGAATGGTCTTTAACCGCAACCGTTCCATCAAACTGACCCTCTTCCCGAAGCTTCTCTAGGAATTCAATCTTTCGTTCAACAAAATCCTGAGGATATCGAGCGGAACTGGAGAGGATGCCCAACCCTTGCGTGATTCCGTGAGAAGTATAGGTACTTCGGATTCGTTTGACTAGAGCTTCGTACAGAGTCTTTGCTGCATCGTATTCTCCGCTTCCATCAACTGCTTTGGAGGAACCCTTCTTCACCCCAAAGAAATTGGATTCATCTACGATACCAACATAGACGTTCTTTCCGATAGCCGAAAACTCAGAGCTACTCCCGGACTTGAAGACGATATTGTTCGGAAAACAGAGGGAAGAATTCTGCCGGGGATTCCTCAAAAACTTCTCCTGAAAATACGGGGAAGAATCCACCATCGACTTAACGTCGGAAAAGATACCTTCGCTCGCCTGATACCCGGTAACCGACAAATTCAGGAAATAGATTGAGGAAACCGGAGACAATCCCAGAAATTTCTGGGGATTTGCCATGCAAGAAAGCCGATAGATGTGATAACTCGAAACAAGAGCCGCGAGATAACTCTTTCCCCATCTCAGGGATCCCTTCAAAATCAATTCAAGAACGGGAATGGGGCGATCAATGATTGAAATGAAATCTTTCCGAACTCCAGGATATAGGGTATCATAGACCGTTCCCAGATAATAAGGGTCTTGGATAAACTGACTCCCAGAAACTGGGGTCCACTTCCAATCTACTTTCTCGAGAGAACGAAATGTCGGAGAATACCCAGAGGTTTGAGTCTCCTTGACCATCTTGTCAAGGATTTGCTTCTCAGCATCACTAAGACCGAGAAGCTCTATCTGAGCTTTGATCTGAGCTACGGATAGCCCCGAAATATCATCACGCCCCGCCATTTTCAGAAGAATCTACTTTGGGGGTTGACTCTACATCCACCGGAAGAGGACGATTATTCTCCAACAGAACATCTGTGGACTGAGCCACTTGAAGGATGATCTGGTATGCAAGTTGAAGTCGTTTTCTGGAACTGGGAGCCATCAGATTATCGTTGGGGTCGACAAGGGTCGTATAAGCCCCCATAGACGTGACCGGCCCCAATCGTTCATCCAATTGATTCAGAGCTTCCCGAGTTCCTTCCACAGAAGCCAAGATGGTGAGAATTCGATCAGAAACCGCACAGAAAGCAGTCACGAGTTCTCGAGCATTTGTGCT